CGCCGGGTACTGGACCTTCAAGACCTGCAAGCAGGTCAGCCCCTTTGGCAACGTGGCCTGCCTGATGTCGGTGACCGGCAAGCAGATCCAGGACGCACTGGAGTTTGCAGCCCGCTTTGCCGGTGCAGAGGGCAAGGAGAACGGCGGCTTCCTGCAGGTGGCCGGTGCGACCTATGAGATCCATACCGACATCCCCAACACCGTGCAGACCGACGACAAGAACGTCTGGATCGGCAGTGCTACCGGCACGCCTCGTGTGCAGAACGTGAAGATCTACGACCACGCGAACGGTACTTATGTGCCGCTGGACGAGAACAAGACCTACGCGCTGGCCGGCATGAACTACACCCTGCGCAATCTGGGCGACGGCTTTGCCATGTTTGACGGTGCTGAGCTCATCAAGGACTATGTGTCGGAAGATTACCTTGTCATGTCCACCTACGCCATGACCTTTGGCGGTGTGGACGCAGAGGGTCTGCCGCACCTTTCCAGCGCCAACAGTGTGCTGGCAGAGTACCCCGGCTACCTGCTGGACTACGAGAATCCCTACGGTGCAGGCCGCATCAGCATCCTGTAAGATGATTCAGCCCGCTGGCTGACAAACGAAAAAAGCACCCGCACTGCATCTCCCAAGAAAAGGGAATGCGGTGCGGGTGTTTGATTTGCCCAAAGACCTTTGGTACAGTGCGGTGTGTTCACTGCGTGAAATCGGCAGAAAACAAAACAGAAAAGCCACCCGACTGTTCATCGGATGGCTTTGTCCTGGTTGACCGATGGAGAGAATAATCGAACTTTTCCGCTCCATCGGAAAATGCTGATTGATTATCAGTTTCACCAAAATCAATAGGCAAATCAACGGTGTTGTTATCTCCGAAAGCGTTAAATACAATCTTTAAGTGCCCATTGTTATCGTCATCGTAGACATACACGGATATCAGGAATGTCTTGAAAAGGTCTTCCTGATATTGGCGGTCGTGGATGTCGCCGTTTCTGAAAAGCAGCAGGCTGGAAATCAGTTTTTTACGGTCAACATGGACAACTTCCTCTTTGGCAAGTGCCAGCTTTGACTTCAAGTCGGTACGCTGCTTTTCCAATTCTATGAGCCTGTCACGAGTTGTTTCTGTGACCACACCCATCTCGATGGCTTTCATCACGTTCGAGATAGACGACTGCACGGCTACCAGATTGCCCTCGATGGAATCAAGCTGGAGATTCCTGTCTGCCTTCTCCCAGTATTCCACAGTTTTATCGGCAATCCATTCGATGGCATCATCGGTCAGACAGTATTCCTTGATGGCCTGTGCTACCGCTGGCTCGATAACATCCCGGCGGATATTCTTCTTGTCACAGGTGCGCCCGACACGCCTGTTCTGACAAGCGTAATAGTAGTGGATATCTCCGGTCTTTGATCTGCCGGACATTCCAATCATGTAGCCACCGCACTTCCCACACCGGAGTTTTCCGGTCAAAAGATAGTCCTCATCGCCGGGACGGTGACGGCCATTCCTTTTCAGTTTTTTCACTCGTAGCGCCTCCTGTACCTTGTACCACAGGGGATCATCAATGATGGTCGGGATGCCGCCCTCGATGCGAACATCGCCGTATATGTAGATGCCACGGTATTTCTCGTTGGAACACAGCCTGTGAAAGCTGTTCTTATTCCATTCGCCTTTATCAGCCGTTTTTATGCCCCGGCGGTTCAGATCACGGGCAATGTCCGTGAATAACTCGCCGGAAGCGACACGAGTATAGACCTCCCGGACGATGGCAGCCGCTGGCTCATCCACCACGACCTTGCCATCCTTACCCCGCTTGTAGCCCAGAGGCTGCCGACCATTGACCATGCACTTGTTGGCATTATCCATCAGACCGCGGCGTACGTCTTCAGCGAGGTTGTCCGAATAGAACTGATTGACATTCATCATGCTGCGCAGGGCAAACCGCCCAGCGGCTGAATCGTCAAAATCTTCCTCGGCATAGTAGACTTTTATGCCGCAGTCCATCAGGCGGGATTCGTTCACCATTGCCTGCATCATGTTCCGTCCCATGCGGTTGGACTTCCACGCCAACACATAGCTGAATTTGCCTTTTTCAGCATCGTGCATCAAGCGCTGGAATGCCGGGCGGTTATCGGTGCGACCGCTGATCGCCCGGTCTTCATAGGTGGCAATAATGGTCAGACCGAGTTCTGCAGCGTGCTTCCGGCACGCCTCGATCTGCTGCTCAATGGAAACATCCCTTTGGTTATGGGACGAGTAGCGGGCATAGATGACGGCAATGCCCCCGGCGGGCTTCTTCTTTTTTGCCATTATCCATCACCACCCACATCAAAACGGTAGATACCATCGTCATCCGCGAATGAAATTGGCTTTCCGTTCCACATTCCAGCGGCCTCAAGTTCCGGCATGAGTTCAAACCATTGCTGCTCCGAAACGATTGGAATATTCAGGGCATCCGCTCTGTCGATTTTCTTTTGCATTGGGTCGCTGCACACAATCAAAAGACCTGTCTTTTTTGACACGTTCATGTCCATAGTCAAGCCATACGCAGAAATAATATCAAGAAAATCTGTTCTATTTCTCAGCATGACTGGATTCCCGGTCACACAAACACTCTTAAATTCCTGCAAGCGCGATGCGATTTCTTTCAGATTCATAGAGAAACACCCATCAGCTTAACTTCACAGCCGTTCCAAGCAGCATGAAGTTGTTGCCCTGCGTGGTAAATTTCAATCCGATAACGGCATCCGCCCCAAGCTTGGCCGCTTTTCTTTCCAAATCCTCCTGCGCCTGTTTCGTGAAATTGTCGATAGCATTCCCCATCATCTTGTTGCCGCCAGGCATAACGGTCAGAATGACAGAAGCTACGATACCCAAATATTCCGTTACATTTTTGCCTTGTATGTTGTCAGTTGTAGTCAAAAACATAATTATCCCTCGCATTCTGGCATTATTTTACAAACGGCTGAAAACCATGTGCTATTCTGGTATAATCAGATAAACTGCTGGCAGTAATTTTACAGAAAGGAGCGGAATATTATGGACGTTTCCATCGATTCCGATGATGTCCGAGAGCAGCTTCGCGCCATGCTGGCACTTGAACTGTTCTTGCATCTGTCAGCAGAAGATCAAGAACGTGTCATTGCTTTTCTAAAAAGCCTTTCATAACATAAAGAACGGCCTTTTTCTGCTCGGTGCTGAGCTGATTAAATAGTTCGACGAACTCTTTACTGCGCTCATCCTCTTCCATGGGGATGGGCGCAGTTTTTCTTTCCATGGGAACATCGTAGCCCATCAGCCATACCTCTGAAACATCAAGGGCTAATCCCAAGATGGTTAGCTTATCTTGCCGAGGAATGATTTTCCCTGAAACATATTGAGTCAAAGCGGTTTTTCCAAGATTGACACCGTAAGCGCGGCAGTACGGCTCTGCAAGCCTCAAAACATCAACCTGTTTCAGACCTCTGATATTCATAGCTTCTTGCAGACGTTCTGCGGTCGTTGATGGCTTCATTTGGTTCACCTCCAGTATGGTTACATCATATCATGGCATAAATAAAAGTTCAAGTATTCCAGCCAAAAAGTTCAAAAAAAGTGAATTTTTGTATTGACAAGGAGAAATCGTTGTGGTAAAGTGTGAACAGTTCAGTTAAACTGAACCGAACGGAAAAGAGGTGAAAACGATGCAGAGAAGCTATAACAAGCTGCTGGGCCGAATCGTTGAGATTTTCGGAACCAGAGGGGCATTTGGCAAGAGTATGGGATGGTCGGACCGCACCACATCTCTCAAACTCAACGGTAAGGTTGACTGGAAACAGGACGAAATCGAAGCTGCGTGTCAGGCACTAAAAATCGAAGTGTCGGATATCCCAGACTATTTTTTTGCCCTGTAAGTTCAGTTAAACTGAACAACGGAGGTTTACATGGATAGCGTTCCACACATCCACTTGGATGAAATCAGCCCCGAAGATACCGCCCGGCTGGCGCGGGGCTGTAAGAGGCTCTACCTCAAAATCATGGCCATGCCGGACGGAGAAGCCATGCTGGATGCCGCATGGGAGGCCTACCAACAAAGAAAGAAAGGGGAGAACAAGACGTGATTAAGATCCTGATGACCGTGTACGGCCTCACCGCTGAACAGGCAGCAGCTCGTGCCCCGGCGGCGCAGTTTGTTTTGACTGCCGTCGTTGCGGCCGTGTTTGTCTGGCTGGACAGCATGGGGATGTTCGATGATGTAGGCCGCTGGATGGGGCGCAAGCTCCGGGAGGTGCTGGATGCTGTATCCGACTGACGAAGAAGCTGGCTACCCTGAGCCTCC